GTATGGCTCTGAGTTTGGTTCGTTTACCAATCTCCTCATTAGCTATATAAACAACTTTAGCACCTTGCTGACAAAAACCTGAAGGAGAGGCACACAGACTAATAGCAAATGCAGTTTTACCTACGTTTGAGTATGCAGCTATGACACCAAACTCTCCTCTCCCGATGCCAAAAACTTCACGGCTAAGAGTAGGAATATTAAATTGAAAGCGATTATCATCTGACACCACTGCCAGTAGCTCATAGATATTGTCAGTAACAGGCTCACCAAAATCGTCTGTGGTAAAGTCTGCTTGGCATTTATTGAGTAGCTGTTTTAAGCTATCCATTGCCTTTATGTTACCTTCATTAATCATAATACCGTAATTAGCTATCTCCGCGCCAATGTCCTGTTGATACAGACGCTCAATAACTGATTTAGATATATCATCATCTATTGGTTCAGCATTACCAATACTATTGATTATGTCTTCAATAGAGTTAGTCCATGCCTGTGTAGATGTAGGGTTTTTGGATTTCCAGTAAGAGAAGAGTTCTAGAGGTGTTATGTCTTTACCAAATTCAGCATGGCATTCGGATATACAGTTGTATATCTCTCTAGTTTCTTCCTCGAAGAGAGAAGGTCTAAGCCTTCCTTTATTTTCCTCGAAGAACAAATTTCTCAAACAGTTCTTCAGAAGTGAGTTATTCATTTATTGGTCCTTGTATTACTCAGCTAGATTGTAATTATAACATTAGTGTTCTAAAAATAAAAGCCTCTTAATTTGATCTTGGCTAAGATATTTAAGATCATTAGAGGGTATACGCATTTTAACCTTTCTGTTCTGGTTCTTAACTATTTTAATAGATTTACTAGATGCATCTTTATCAAGCATTAAATATACATTTGTATACTTACTTAGCTTTGCATTAAGATTATTTGTTAGGGTAGTTCCGCACATGGATATTCCAACCATGTTAGGTATCCTACTAATAGAACAAGCAGAAGGAGTATCCTCTACAAGGATGGCAGTGTCTCCGATACCCACAGTTATACCCTCTGATACATCCCCATACGTGACCCATTTAGGTCCGTAGGGCTTTAGTGTACGTCCCACTGCACCATGAGTACCATAGAATACTACACGCTCGTCTGAGGGGCTGTACTTTATGTCTATTAAATTGTTCTGGTAAGCCTCTAAACTATTTACAGATTTAAGGTAGTCCATTGCAGCTTCATGGTTCTCTACTGAGGTAGTAATTTCTGGTAAGGGTTTACCTACTGAAGCCGTTGTACTTTCTTTATTTAGTTTAGATTTAGTTTTATCTATTGGAAGTCTGCCTCTAGATATACCTTTAACATTGCAAGAGGCTCTGAAGCAGTTCCATAATAAAGAACCATCTTCTTTTCTAAGAGAGAACTTCTTAAACCCACCACAAGCAGGGCAAGTAAGTATTTTTCTCTCACCCTCTTTTATAGGTATAGAATTTACTATCAATAATTGTTCTTGATAAGTCATTGGTCATGGTCCTTAGTTGTATATATCACCTAGCGGTGATAGCCCAATTATACAGGCATTGAATTATTTGGCAAGTAAATTTTTTTCTTCAGTATCTATTTCTACTCTAACCAAATCATTACTAAACTCTTTTTGTTTCTGTTTAGCTACTGAATATTCAGCAGTTTCATAACAAACCAGTGTATCGGTAGCTCTAGAGTAATAAAGTATTTTAACCATTACGTTCCTCTCAGTCTAGGTTTTATTCTGGGGATAGTATTCGTATAAAATATATGTTTGCCAACCTTACAGTTCTTGGTAAAGGTCTTACTCCATTTAGGAGACACGTAAGATGCATGGTAATGAGTAGCATTACTCACACAATCTATTCTAATAGCTTCTGGGTGGTCTAGGATGGCCTCTGCAAGTGCCAGTGATTTACGCCATGCGGCTCTTTCACGCGGCTTATCGCTTTTACCATCCCAGTACCAAGAAAATTGATCCTTCTGTGTAACGACCTCACAGACAGTATCAGGATACTTCTCACTGTGTACTCTATTTAAAGTTACTTGCGCGACAGCTATTTTACTAACGAGGTCTTCTGATCTAGCCTCAAAGTAAATGTTTAATGCTAAACAAGTAAGAGATGCGGTCAATAACATTAGTTAAGCCTTTCATAACCTTTCTTGGTTTTCATACACCAATGGGTTTCTCCGATCTCAAGTGTATTCAGTTTAGGTGGAAAGAGTTTCCATCCCCAATCCGCTATCCTACTCTCTGCTACTCGACTTGTCCTATCAGTATAGACTGCAAACACTTTGAATTTACGAGAGTGATCTAGTCCTAAACTTCGTACACCATGCGACCTATACACGTTTATTCCTCTCCTTCATCTCTTCTAATTCTTGTATTAACACCTAAGTTGTAGATGCACTCACGCCTAAACTCATCTAAATCTTTAAACATAGATTGAGGCATATGGAGTTGATGTTTCTTGAGGATATCCTCTAATCGATCCACAACGTAGTGAATAGATATTCTATCATCCATTGGACAACTCCTTCTGTACACATAAGCCTCTGTACAGCATCTTCTCAGCCTCAGACTTATCTCCACGCTTCAAAGTTTCGTAGGCCCACTTGACCCATGAGTACACTTCTGGATTTAATTGATCAGGGTGAGGGGCTGCGGTAACAATGGGAGGAGTTTGCTCCGCAGCCCTCTCGCTTGAAGCACCTACCTTGTAGATGTTCAAGAACTCAAGTAATCCATTCTTAGAAACAGGAACATTCAACTCTTCCCAATCTCTAGGAAAATTCTTCTGGGCATCTCTCTGAGTTCCTACCCACTCGCCTTTACTGGATTTATATAATCTCATAATAAATCCCCCAAGAGCTTTACCACTTCATCATATTCAAGGGTAGTATTGATACACACGGCAGATCGATCCCCTTCACCTGAATGAACACTGTGAAGTTCTGATACATTTAATATCCATGCATCCCCATCTTCAGCTATAAAACTATCTAAATTATCTACTTCATGCCATGCACAAACATAACCACTATCCTGATTAGGCAGACGATGTTTAGAAGCCCCTTCTTTAGCTTTATGAAACGTAGTCGTGTATCCACCTGTTTTTGTATATATATTGATAACTGTATTAATACCATTATCTACGTGAGGCGGCACTTCGTGATTAATAGACATAAACTGAATGCTAATTTTATCTTCAGGTAGTCTAGATACAATCTCAGATATTGATGAAGTATCTACGAGAGCATTATTATAAGAAATGCCCTTGAACCTACCGTTAGCCACAACTCCGAAGCGTACATGAAGGTCTTTACCTCGTTCCGCATCTAATTCTTTAAAAGATTTCTTAATATGGCAGAACATTAGCTATCTCCTGACTCAATAACTACACCATCACAGCCAGAGCAACTCTCTTTGAGTGAGGCGAGTAAGTTAAGAAGGCTCTTGTAGGTGTGCCAATCCTTAGACTTTTCCTTACTATCTAAACTATTAAGCCAATTGATCTGATCATCAATTTGCTCTTTGTATATCCAGTACTCGCTATAAGTATCTAACTTCTCAACCGTACCTTCTATGGGCTTCCAATTATGTGCTTGGGTTAATTCAGTACTCATGCTGCCACCTCTTCCCAAGTAGTCCACTCAAAAGTGTGGCTGTTTTCATCTAACTCAAAATCAAAATCGGAATAGTTATTATTTATCCATGTGTGTACTACGTCTTTGATTACTGCCCTAGATACATTTTCACCAAATTTAACGGGGATTTCGACATCATAGTGATAAGACGTAACCTCTTGAGCATTAATTCTTATCTTCATGCTGCACTCTCCTTCATGTCAGGGAATACATCGTCTATACGCATCTCCACATGGTCCGAAGGTAAAATAGATATACCAATGTAACCCTTCATACATTCCCAATCCTTGATAGTCAGTCCATCAGTATGGTCTTGGATATCTACAACAAGGCTTTTATCTATCCATTTGATTGTTTCTTCATCACCTACACCATTACCAATGCCTCTGTAGTAAACAAAACAGATAAAATCTCCTACGTTTGCAAACTTGGCTAGATGTTTAATGGACAAGAGCTTGTCGCCACGGGGTCTGCGATAGAGCTTCAATGTAGATGGTATAGCATCCTTGAGATAATAACCGTGTCCGATAGCGGCTCTGTAGGTTACATACTCAGAAGCATTTAAATGATCGTAGTTAAGAGGCATTTCTTCTTCTGCCCATTTAGTTACGACCTTATTAGCATCGATGATATATTTGTTTATCATCCTGTTAGTCACTTTGATCATGTGCATCTCGCACTCCTTTGTTGGTTTAGGATTATTATTTTAATTTTTGAGATTTTAAAAGTCAATAAAAAATTTCCCTGCGCGAGAAAACGTATCTTTTACCGATAAATACATATACTTTTACTACTTAATACACACCTGTCAGGCACATATGTATACACGCACAGAAAATTTTTGAAAAATCTAAAAATCTTATAAATTTAAAAATCTCAGATATTTTAATAAAATAAATAAATGCCAGATATTTTAAGAATTATCTGATTAAATAAATTTCAGTCCCAAAAAATATCTATTTGCAATTTTGGATTAGATCGCATACAATTCGCCCACGGGCAGTGTGCTCGAATTTCAACTTTGGAAAAAAGGACCAAAAACATGAAAATGAAAAATTTGATGCAGTTTGAAGCTAAGACATATAAAGGCCTCAATAAAAATAAATTGGCAGATGATGTAGTAGCTTTCCTCAATACCTATCGTCATTCAGATAGCCAAAATAAAATGGTTAAGTATGCCGATATGGAATTGACGCAATTTATCAGATCGATGGTAAAAGATTTAGAAATGCAAAATTTGGTTTCTAAATATCGCAAGGCCTCTTGATCAGGTTTATAATTATCAATTACGGAATTATATCGATGGCCCTAGATATAATTTCGCTCTTAAAGGGCCTCTAACTAAGGAAAAAATAATGAATAACATCGTTTCAATTAAATGGACCCCAGAAACTAAATCAGTTGAAGGTCAATTGCCATCCATCGATCAGGTAAACTTTAAGGCAAAGCATACGCCTCTTTATATAATGCGCGACAGTGGAGCCTATGAGCAGTTGTCCAAAGACCAAGGTCAGGCAGTTATCAGAACTGATACTGGTGCATTTTTGGGCCGAACTGGTGGGCGCTATGGCATAGCTCAAAATCCTGAGATTAACGACGTATTATGTCAGGCCATCGAAACTGCTTTTAATAGATCAGATAGAAAAGATGTTGAGCTAAAAGAAAGTATTTCAGATGGTGGTGCATTTAGTAAATGGACCTACACCTTCCCATCATTAGGCGCACCTATTAGGCAGTTAAGAGATGCCACTGGCTACAATGCTGCACGATATGGACAAGGCTACGCTGATACATGGTTGAACTTCAGTATATCGATAGTGAATAGCTTTAATGGCCTTACACCTGTTTATGTCACTAGTGAGCATCAAGATGTTAGCTGCTTAAATAGCCTTACAATGTCTTTTAAAGACACTACACGGCTACGTCATTCAACTAATATCGATGTAACCAAACTAGCTGATTGGATGGAAAGCGAAGCATTAAACTTCAAAACCAAAATATCGGTTTGGCAGAGTTGGGCTAATAAATCCATTACTTCGGATCAAGCTGCCGAAACTTTGAAACTGTGCGGTGTGTCGGATCGATTAACTAAACAGCTAATGGACCAATTTGAGGATGAGGCCGACAAGCGTGGGCGTTCAGTCTGGGCCTTGGCCAGTTCTTTGTCTTTTATGTCTACTCACAACTCTGAGCGTTTCGGTGTTCGAGGTTCTGCGAAAAAAGACAACGAAGCTAGATCATTACACGCCCGACAAAATCAGGTTCTCAAAATTATGGACCAACCTGCGTGGGCAGAATTGGCGGCTGCCTAATGGTTGCT